GATAACCGGAGTTACCGCTCAGATTCGGGGTCGTCGTCCTGGGCGAAATACGGGCCGCTTCCACTGACCCGGCTGCAACAACCTGACGCGAAAAGCCGTACCGACGGCCCACGCACCAGCGGACAAATCCAGGACTGACGCTGGATTTATCGTTTCAGCAAAGGTGTTGGAACGGATGCTATAAATTTTGGGAAAAGTTGTACAACTTTATATTTTTGTATAATCGTTGAACTTTTTTGAGCGCGTGATGACGCATTGCCATCATTTTTTGTGGCACATCGCTATTGCTGCAGAAACAGGCTGAAAACCGCCATTTTGGACGGTTGTTTTGCGCATCGACAGAATGCCCTCCGCGACCACAAGCTCGCCGCTCGCCACGGAGGGCAGCGATCTACGCCTTGAGCTCGACGTTATCCAACGCCTGATTCACCGCCAACTCCCCCAACATCACCACCTGCGCAATGCCCAGCAGCGTCTTGCGGTGCGAGACATCCAGCAACGCGGCGAAATCGTTGAGCATGGTCGTGGCGGAACCCAGGGATTCGCTGGCATTGGCGAGCAGGGATTCGGTGTCGTAGGCCGGGTTGGCGAGGAACATCGGTCTGGATTGATCACCACTGGCCATGATCTGGCTGGCCGGGGTGAGGTAGTGATCGAGGGCGCGCTCGGCGGCTTCGTGGAGTTTGCGGGAGTCGAGGGATTCGTAGGGGGATGCGGGGTTGGATTCGGGTGGGTTGGGTGTTGGTTTGAACATGGTGTAACTCCTGACGGATAAACGAAAAGGAGCCATCACTCTCGCTACCAAACGAAGGGTGGAGGCCATACGCAGGTTGGTAGACCGGTCGTCAGGAACCCCGGCGCATCCGAAGACGCCCCGCGCATGACCACCATAAAACGAAGACGAGAAACGCCCTCGCAAGACAGTAGTCTTGTGCTTCTGACGGAGACGGGCTACCAAACCCGATCACTGGTTTTCAGTGACGTAGGGACGATAGAACCCGCGAGCTAGACGCACAAGCCGGCGGATTCTGTCTTAGGTGTAGGGGGAGGCGCAAGGTGGTGTAGGAGCGGGACTGCAACAATAGGCTTCATTTAAACAGACGCGATTTTTCAGTTCGCTAAGGCTCTAAGAGCACGCTAATCGATCTCGATACAGTCACCAGTGCAAAGAGCAATGCGGTCCTTTTTCAAGCGCTGTACGTCGCTCCAGTATGGGTTGGAGCCACTTACTCAAAACCTCCCGTAAACAAAGGCTTTTATTTCCTTTGTACCAGATTCGTACAACCCCTCCTCCTAAGCGCACATCTTGTGCCTGACCTGAAGCAAATTTTAAGCATCCGAATTCCGCTCCAATCAAAGGCACTGTTGTTCACAGGCATACTGTCCTTGTGACGAAATTCTAGTGCCACCATGTCGATCAAGTTCTATAGTCAAATGCAACCAATTTGCCACTATTAACGCGAGGGACTGCTATTTGAACGACACACTTGTTGTAATCGACTCAATCCAGGATCTGAGAGCTCGTCCCGCCTACGAGGCGTCACTGGCATTTCACCCGCATGCTTCACGCCGGTTTGGATCTGTGATTGCGCCCTACCGCTTCTTAGAAAAGACCATTTGCGGCATCGCCCACTGCCATCAACCACACATGGCCGGCTACCTGATCAGTACGAGCGACGGAAAGGAAACAGGTATCGGTGGAAATTGCGGCAAGACCCATTTTGGTGTTTCGTTCACTAGGGAACGTAAGCGCGTTGACCAAGCAATTGCGAGAAGGCAACGAATAACTGCGATACGCTCGATGCTGGAAACCATGTCGGAAATGCTCGTCGAGATCGAAGCCCTCGACATGGCCTACAAGGATCTCTCGTCACTCAAAACTCGACTGATGGGCACAGTTGGCACCGAAGTCTTTCAGAAACTTCGACTGCGCGCTGACCGAGATGAGAACGTGATTGAGAAAGAAGTCCCAATGACCAAGGCAGAGGCAGAGGCTCATTTCGAAACGTCGAATCGCTACGAAGGTGACGGGCTTGGTTGGCCAACCAAGCCCGTCTACGTGACCACTCTCGACGGCCTCTCCTTTTTCAAAGCTCGAATTAAGGACATGGTTGTCACAAATCTTATTCAGCCCATGCGCGAGCTGAGCAAGGTCAAGCCCGAGGAACTGGAATCGCTAAAGCCCCGCCAGCTGCAACGGGAGGCAAAGTGGGTAGGCGAGGTGCCAAAACATCTTGAACGCGCTCGCGAAGTCATTCATGCAGGCAATCGTTTTTTTACACCAGAAAACTTAGCCAAGATGATCAATTTGGGTGCTTCATCAGGACCACTCATGATGATGATTGACGATTTGAAAGCTCGGTAACCCTGAGTCGACTTCCGACCATTTATTCCCCCTCGTTATTGGTTACAGCAGTTGATAACGAGGGGTCTATAAAAACCGACTAAAAAGGGAATGGATTTATTTACCGCCAGAACCTTATCGATCACTTTTCCGTAGTGCGCGAGAGCCAATGCTGAGCTTGGTGGATGGAAGCTTCTAATATAAATCCATCACCTTTTTAGGTTCGCTAGGATTCAGAAGAACGGCGCTGAGAAAATTTTGAGGAGCGTGCTTGGTCTCTATTTGATCACCTCATGCCCTCAAGCTAGCACGTGACGCTGCGCATGATGCCAAAAACGTTATGGTACTCGCGACCAGCGAGACAAGTTGGTTCCGGAAAATCGCCCAGCGCTGGCGCCGGAGTTAACGATGAGGCACATTATGCGAAGCCATGGCCTACACTTCTGATTCCCCTCACTGTCCAATGGGTGTTTCCAATGGAACTGACAAATGCCACTGAATTTGATCGTGTAGTAATTAGAGTTTTTTCAGCTTTGGCTGAGCATTTTCCAGCGCCGTTAAGTCTTGACTTTGAGGCTTTAGGTTTAGTCGCCGGGCCAGCCCTGTCCGAGACAGGTTTAGACGGTTATGGGCATACGGCGCATTATGAGCAACACGTTTTTGCGGCCGAGTGTGTGAGTTTTTTGATTAAAGAACAATATCTCAATGGCCATCTGAACGACTACTACCCCCGGGACGTTGTTTTAACTCAGAAGGGGCTGGAACTGATCCGCGCAACTCCACTTTCGCTAAAGCGCGACAATTACGCCTCTTAACTTGATCTTACGGCTTGACTCTCGCTGCGCGAAAGGGATAAGGCGCTTGGCAGACCTGTTAATGCGTGCATCTAGTCCTTCAGCACCCCGCAACGCGAGCGGGTTTATCGCCCCCCCAAAAAAACCCAACGCTCGTGAGAGCGATGGGGTTTATCTGCGCACAGTTTCTTAGAGATCTTCTTGGAATTACTTCGCGCCCTGATCAAATTTTATCGAGTTAACGAAATGTTCTGCACTCGCCACGATGTTGTTTCTCGGCACTGAGGGATCCTTTGACGTACCCAATGCCCGCTAAAACCGCGATAACGGCGAGCGCTCCCAAACCAAGGCCAAAGCCCATCGCTACATCCATGCTGAGGTACTTGTTGAGTGCTGCAGGTAGACCAAACATCAACACGCCACCTACACCAGCGCCGACGATAGCTCCGAACAGCCCCGCTTCATGTTTCTCTTTCGGGGTAGCCCCCCAAACAACTGTCCCAAGGCAACCTTGGCAGGTGGTCACCCCTCGATTGAATTGAAAGTGGCAATGACCACACGTGTAGGTTTGAACTGACATTGACGACTCCTGTTGACTATTTTCGCTGATCTATCTTCCGTTGACAGGCGGGTGCACCTAATTCAACGCATCATTTTTTATCGACACTTGAGGGATTTCCCTTAGTCAATTTGCCGCTTTTTAACCAAAATTTCAGGACGTTTGCCCTGTTCCGATGAAAAAATTTTGGTCGCACTTCTTGAAAAGTAATAATCCAAGAACGAAAGGGCATATTATTTTGCATACCCATAATTTTTAGACAACCGTTTTTAATCAAACCTACTCGTTATATCGATCTAATCGGCTCCGCAAATGCGTGTACCGACGGAGCGAATTCCAATCTCGATACCCTGATACGCTCCACACCCTCGGGATGTCCCATTCCATCTTCGAACAACCGACTTACCCCTTCGTGCCGCAGATCATGAAAATGCAGATCTTCGATTCCCAAGAGGGAGCAGGCCCAGGTTAAGGATGCAGACACTGACTTACCATTGTAGAGAAATATCTCCTTTTCCTTTTCCAGAGAGAAAAGGAGTCAGAAATATTTACTATCATTCCCCAATGTCCGGCCAATTTTTCAAGCACAGACCTCTACTAGCCACAAACCCCGTCCTCCCCCCATTCCTGATAAACTCCCCCACCTCCCAGCCCCACCCAATCCAGAATCGCCAATGTCCCCTATCTCCGCCACACCCGCCCCACTCTCCCGCCGCTTCTCCGTCGCCCCGATGATGGATTGGGCGTAGCCGCCTGCCTGCCCCCAGCCCCGCCTGGCTATGCCCTAACAAACACAATGCTTTGTAGCAATTTCTAAGCATCCAGCACGTACCGCCCACGAAGGGCACTACCGGTACTATGCTTTTCCTTTTACAAAAGGAGTCGATGCTGTGACTGACGAATATTCGTTATCGGATGTGCTGGAAAGGATCTACCAGAATCAGCTCGGCCTGGAAGCAGCTCTGATGGAGCTGACGCTTCATGTTGAACAGCAAGGCAGCACTGAAGTCGGAGACAACGTCCGCGGGGCCTTGTGGGCGATTGGCGAAAACGCCGGATACATCAAGCAAGGACTGGCCAAGCTCAAGCGCAAGAGTGGGAGCTAACCCTCACCCACCCAGGTCTGCTTTCGGCCAAAAGCGGACATTGGCATGCTACCGCTGTCGGCCAGAAGCTGCCGTTCAAGAGCTGCAGGTTTCGGCCAACACCCGATGCTAGGCCAAAGGCGTTCATTCTGGTCGCTTCCCGCATTGTTGTGTGAAGGGCTGCGTTTGTTTCCCACCATAGAGAAATTCGACATCTGCCTATCGTTAGCTGACAATCTGGATTAGTGCCACATGTGACCCACGACCAAGGAAGAAATCATGGATGTACTTGAACATTATCGAACTCTTATAAGGAATTCGGACAACGTGCTGGCAGAGATGGTGCAAGCAAATGGGCTAGAGGCGTTGATTACCTCCCATAATTATTTAATGGATTTCGACGCTTTAAAAATGGCCATTGCGGGGCGTCCAGAAGCGGCTGTTCTCGATTCTGCGGTAAAAGAATACCAATTTGCTCTTTTTGCCTTGGCCAGCGGTCAATATAGGCATGCTTTTGGTGGGCTCAGACTTTTTTTCGAGCTCATGCTTGCCACAGTGCACTTCTCCGCACATGAAATCGATTATCGAATGTGGGCAAAGGATTCGAAGGATATAAACTGGAGTGCTTTGAAGGATGCGAATAATGGAGTTTTTGCAACAAACTTCATCCGCGCCTTCAATCCAGGCTTCTCGGATTGCGGGAAGCAGTATCTAGCAATCGCAGAAGCGGTCTACCGTGAGTGCTCACAATTTGTTCACGGGAATGCTGGTACTCATGCGGTACTTCCCTCAGATATCGCATTCCAGCTAGAAGCGTTCTCTTCTTGGCATAACAAAGCCAAAACAATGCGACTGACAATTGTTTTTGCTTTTTCAGCGCGCTATCTGAATTACGTTACAAAGGAAGCGCTGGATCGAATGGAACCTATCATTACGGATGTAATAGGCGACTTAGCACCAGTTCAAGAAATTTTCGCACAACCAACGGAGGCTTAAAAATCATGGCAGATTTTTTCTTTAGGACCGAGGATATTAGGCCGGACGAGGTCCTTGACTACTTTGTTGAAACATCAAAAGACAGACAAGTCGTTGATGCTCTGAAAAATAGAAATCCTGTCGTGCTAGTTGGGAGTCGGGGGGTAGGAAAGTCATTTCTACTTCGAGTTGCCCAAAAAGAACTCATGGATGCGTTCGAACAAGATCGTGTGTTTCCCGTTTATATTAGCTTCGTGAGAAGCTCACTGCTCCAATCGTCTGATCCAGACCAGTTCAAGCATTGGATGTTGGCAAGAATTTGCTCTACCGTCATGAGAAGCTTGACTAAGGCTGGCCTTCTCGGCGGAATTCCTAAAAGCATTGGCTTGCTTGCTGGGGGAGCAGTGACGTCGTCGATAGAGCGTACAAAGGTTGAAGAAATTGCTGAAGCTTATGAAGCGTCTTGGAAAACACCACAAATAGCTGTAGATGCCGATGGTCTTCCCAGTATCGATGACTTTAAGGAAGCACTGGAAGATTTGGGTGATGAACTTAACATTTCTAGATTTGCCCTTCTTTTTGATGAAGCTGCGCATATTTTTTTGCCAGAGCAACAACGTCAATTTTTTACAATTTTTAGAGATTTACGATCACATTGTATTACTTGTAATGCTGCAGTCTATCCAGGCGTAACAACGTTCGGCGAGACTTTTCAGCCAGTTCATGACGCTACGATGCTTACTATTGATCGGGATATTTTATCTGCCGACTATGTGGAAAACATGCGGGAGATTGTACAAAAACAAGCGGACAGTAATATACTTTCGCAAATTGCCCAGTACGGGAAAAATTTCTCCACACTGGCTTACGCGGCGACTGGCAACCCTAGGCTGTTACTAAAAACTATAGCTCAGTGCCCAAAAATAAATTCTCAACAAGTAAATGAAACGATCAGAGAGTTCTACAGGACCGAAATTTGGGCAGAGCACTCCACTTTGTCGGAAAAATACTCTGGGCATAAAGCCTTGATAGACTGGGGTAGAGAATTTATTGAATCTCAAGTTCTTCCTGATATTAAGGGTAAGAATGACCAATATCTTTCGTCCGACAAGGCAACTTCAGCTTTTTTTTGGATTCATAGAGATGCGCCAGAGCTTATTAAAGAGGCTTTGCGAGTCCTGGCATATACGGGAATTGTAATTGAGCACGCAGTCGGAATCAAAGCGAGTCGTGCCGAAATTGGAAAGCGATACATAATTAATCTCGGCTGCCTTTTTGCACTTGAGTCAACACCTACAAGTTCGGCGTTTGAGATTGCAAAAGAACTGACTCCAAAAAGAATGACCGAATACGGTTCAAATCATCAGTCGTATAAAAAACTAACCGATCAGGCAGGGCTTATCACTGATGAGGGCATGGCTTTAGCGCTTAATACCCAATTGGATAGACCGGCCAACGTACTCGATTTGACTGTATGGCAGTTGGAGAAGCTGACTGAGCTTGGTCTTAGCACTGTTCGGGACGTTCTTAATGCAACAGAGGCAAAGCTTAAAGAAGCGAATTACGTAGGGGATAAAAGAGCGCGTAGGATGCGCAATGCGGCGGTCGCGGCTGTGCTCGAGTATTTGTCCGGCTAACGCCGTAATAGTATTGCGTAGCATCACGGAAGTAGCATCCGTTAACTTTATGAGAGAACTGGTAGATGTAATCTTTTTTGAGCTTGATTTGCATTAATCTCCCGAGGGGAAAGTTGATAGTGGTGGCGGGGGGGGGGGATGCAATGGTTTTCGTTGCTTTGCGACAGTGTTAAATCCCCCCCCAAAAACTTTCTAAATGCCTCGAACAACTGCTGGTTCGATTTTAGGGGGGACATATAAATGACTGCAATCGATTTGTCGCCTGATATTGTAGATGCCGTTGAATGGCCCTCGCTGACTAACCTCCGCCCATATGATAGATAAAAAATTGCCAGTAAATATCATTCGAATTCGTCTGGGAAGTCAGTGGCGGGACCATGAATTAAGAAAGCTTGCGCAAGCCTGTTTGTTTTGATCTATTAGGAAGGTCAAAAATAAAACCAGAAGAAAAATGCCAGCAGCACCAGCGGGAGATTTATCGGGTATGGCCGAAAGGAAGCGTTTTAGAGGATGCGTCGTTCAGAGACTGCTGCGTTCCGGTAGGGGCTCGTCGTAGAGCGGATGAGGCCATTGCGCTCCATGCAATTACCTGTGTGGGGGGGGGATTTTCCCCTCCCACAGTGAAGTGCAAAGTGTTTAATCGCTATGCAAAGAGTAAATGCGTAAATCATCATTAGTAATTGTAGAGGCGGCCACAAGCTGATAGTGGCGCTCTTCAACAACCTTAATTTCGTCGTCTTGAACCAACAGTTCAAACATGGCAATTCTACCATTTGTCATAAACTGAACAGACACAGCTCTACAAAGCAAATCGGGAAACTTGCTCTGACAGTAAGCAATGTCCTGGTCAGTTTGCACTACTCCATGTTTATCAGTACCACCTTTCGCTTGTACTGGAACGACAAACTGGCGCCCATGCTTATCAACACCTACATACACTTCGTCGATTTCAATTTGACCTACGGCTTTCAAATGGGTGCGAAGATGATTTTGCAAGGAATACGCAGTGATGCCGAGAAATATATCGATCAAGCGATTATATCTAACCTTAGCTAGAAGCGCTTGCTCGTCGCTTAACGCATATGCGCCTATGATTTCTGGTGTTGAATCTGGCACCTTTACCGTTATCAACTCTTCCCTAGGTATGATCCGGTTAAGTTTGACTTGCTTGAACCGATACAAGGCAGTGCCGGAACCCTTGATAATCCACTCCATATCTCTTGCAGCGGTCGCAAGAATAGACTCTGGCAATTCGTAGCGGTAGCGAAAGGAGTAAATTATATCCCCGATGTTTTTTGGCAAAGCTATACCTAGATCAGCAGCAATGTCTATTATTTCTGCGCGCGAAAACTCAAACTCTCTAATTTCTGGAGTGTAATGATTTTCAAATATCCTGGCGATAATTGCCTTGTAGCGGTTTGTCTGTGGTGCCTTTTCCTTAAGCATCAGATTCTTCCAAACTAAGGGGGACATTATTCTTTCGTGTCCGCTGCGCGATTGTATCGCGAGGCACATCGAAGTATCGGGCTGCCGAACCCATATCTAAACCGAGAAGCGTGTTTGAACCTTGCTCAAGGCTCCTTGTGGGTTTTATAGGTTTTACACCAAGCGCAGATATTATCGATGAGGCGATTGCGCGGCCTAGCAATGGTGGAACGCTGTTGCCTATTTGACGAAAGCCATGCCATTTGGTTGCGTGGAAACGAAACCAGTCCGGGAACGAGTGCAATCTAGCTGCTTCCCGAACGGTGATAACACGTGGCAGGTAAGGGTGTATCGGTCTAGGTGAGGTAAAGGCGCCGCGGGCACTGTCCGTCCCTGCACGAAGAGTATTGCAGAGGCCATCAGGTGGGAGCTTTCGAAAACGGCTAACAGATTCGGTTTTACCGTGTTCTGTAGCCATGAAGCGCTCTTGTGACAATGCAGTATGCTCTGTCCGTAGGCTAGAGGTCAGGAGATCGCGGTCAAAGATTCGTTTATAACTAAAGTCGCTCGGATCTGCTTGAAGGTCACGGAGTCGTTGAGCATATGCAGAGTCTGTCGTCCATTTTGCCCTGACTGCATCGCTAGCTAACAGCTCTCCGAAGCTATTCGCGTCGGGCAAATCACCAATCGCTTCCTGCACCGTTACTCCATATTCTAGAGGAGTCGGATATTCTGGAGCTTTGAGCCCACGTCGCGTCCCCATCAAAAAGAGCCGTTTGCGATCCTGGGGCACGCCGTAATGTGCGGCATTCAGCACTTGATATGGAAGAACCACGTCATAGCCCGCCTCATCGAGGGCAGCGATCAACTCTTTCAGAAATTCGGAATGTTTTCCAAGGGTCAGTCCTTTTACATTCTCGAATACACAATATTTCGGCTGCAGCTCTTCGACGATTCTGACGTAATGGAAAACAAGCTGATTTCTTGGGTCGTCCAGTGCACGTTTGCCGATCATCGAGAAACCTTGGCATGGGGCACCGCCAAATACGACGTCGATTTCCTTATCCCCTAAACCTGCGAGACGACGGATTTCAATTCCGCTCACGTCGGTAACGCTTGCGCAAATGGTTTTGCAGTTTGGGAAATTGTATTCGTGCGTCGCACAGTGAACCGGATCAATTTCGACCGCTGCAGCTACGTCGAACCCGGCTTGCTCGAAACCGAGGGACATCCCGCCAGCACCTGCAAATAGATCGATGCCAATAGGTCGTGTCTTAATCGTGTTCGATGAATTCATTTAGTCTAGCCGCCAATAAATCGATAAATTTCAACTCGCATTGCCAGACTGTTAGCACACGCCAACCGTTGGCTTCGAGCGATGCAATATTTTCTTTGTCTCGCGCCTGGTTCCGCTCAATTTTAGCCAACCAGAACTCTACGCGCGTTTTGGGTAGCCGCCCGTAGCGGCAGCCAACGTGCCCATGCCAAAAGCAGCCGTTGACAAAAATCGCTTTCTTCCGACCTGGAAAAGTCAGGTCAGGATGGCCAGCCAGGTGCTTAGCATGCAGGCGATAGCGATAACCCATGCCGAAAATCAGCCGCCTAACAACGAGCTCCGGCTGAGTATTCTTTGCTTTGACGCGGCTCATGAGCCAACTGCGTTTTTCGGCAGTCAACCTGTCCATTTCGACCGTGCTCTGGGAGATCAGTCCGGGCTGTATCATACCCACATCCCCCACGTCATCCCATCGCAAGTGTCTTAAAACGACAAAGCGTCGATGCTGGCGTCTCCGAAATGTCCCAAGGGCAGGCATCTTTTTGCCTACAAGCAGTTCGCTGTGTTACGTAAGCGCTAATGCTTAGCCACAGTCAGCTTGGCCATCAGCTTCCGCTTGCGAACGTCCGCTTCTGGCCGATAGCGGACGTCTTACTACCTACAGTTGACCGTCCACAATTGATCCAAGCGAGTGGTGTAGCTCTTACTCATCATTTCACGCCGCATCGCCCACTCTGGGTTGCCAGGGACGCTCGCTGCTCGAAGCGTCCCCCTTCCCCACCGTTCGTTGATCTGATCCAGTACAGCCATGACCTTGGTAGACTCTGTCGGTTGAGAAGCCGCAAACAGATCGTCCGTATATTCACCTGGCTGACACAGGTTCATCAGCAATACCTCCGCCTTGCTGTACTTGAAACCAGGGCGATACACCCGATCCAGCGCATCGACTGCAGCCTTGGTCAGTAGCCGGACGTCATCCGTGGGGTAAGGCATATCGATCACCACACCATTGGCGTACTTCGCCTCCTCCGGATTGAACATGCCGGTGCGAATGCTCACGCGCACTTTCTTGCACAGAGAGTTTTGCGCCCTGAGCTTTTCTGAGGCGCGCATCATGTATGTGGCCACCGCTTCCTTTATCGGTGCCAGTTCCGTCAGGCGGGTGCCGAACATTCGACTGCAGCAGATCTCCTGTTTCGGCGGATCGGGCTCATCTAGCTCCAGACAGGGAGTGCCGGCCAGTTCGCGCGCCGTCTTCTCGATCACCACACTGAAGTTTTTGCGCAGTGTCCAAGGGTCCGCTTTTGCCAAATCCATCGCACTCTTGATTCCCATAGTCTCCAGATGCGCTTTCATTCGACGCCCTACACCCCACACCTCTGAAACGTCGGTATTTCGCAGTACCCAGTCACGCTTAGCTGGGTCGCAAATATTGACGACGCCCCCGGTCTGCGCCTGCAGGCGTTTGGCCGTATGGTTGGCCAGCTTGGCCAGGGTTTTGGTGTGAGCAATCCCCACGCCCACCGGTATGCCGGCGCACCTCAGTACCTGGTTCCGGATCTGCCGTCCGAGGCTATCTAGAACGTCGATGCCAGTCAGATCGACGAACGCTTCGTCGATGCTGTAGACCTCGACTGCTGGCACCATGGACTCAATAAGCGTCATGACGCGCTCACTCATGTCACCGTACAGCGCGTAATTCGAGGAGAACGGGACGATGCCGTGCTGCTTAAGCTTGTGTTTGATCTGGAAGTACGGCTCGCCCATTTTCACGTATGGCTTGGCGTCGTAACTGCGGGCGATGACGCAGCCGTCGTTATTCGATAAGACAACGATTGGGACCTTTGCCAAGTCAGGACGGAACACCCGCTCGCAGCTGGCGTAGAAGCTGTTGCAATCGATCAGGCCAAACACCGGCACCTGCCTAGACATGACTGCGCACGCTACCAATGATCACGCCCCAGATCGCCAGCTCATCGCCTTCCATGACGTAACGCGGCGGGTACTTGGGGTTTTCAGACAGCAGGATGACCTCTTTCCCACGGATGCACAGCCGCTTGCAAAGCGGGTCGTTGTTGAGCAGCGCAACAACAATATGCCCATGCGCCGGCTCCAGTGAACGATCCACTACTGCTAAATCGCCGTCAAAGATACCCGCCCCCTGCATGCTCTCTCCGGCAATTTTCACGAGGTAAACATGCGGGGCACGAATGTTGAGCACCTCGTCGAGCGAGATGTGGGTTTCAATGTGATCCGCTGCCGGCGAAGGAAAACCTGCCGGCACTCGAAAAAGGCAAAGAGGTAATTTCCGACCGGCCACAACCATAGGGCCTAGGATTGAAAAGCTCATGACGCACGACTTCCGACACTGTACGAATGTACAGTTAACGTTCAGAACGGCATTCGGTCAATTTCTGTAGGAAATATCGGATAGACGGGAGGGTGGGAAGTAAAGAAATGATACCCGGCATCTGTCAGAACAACCCACCCAACGCTGCCGGTTCCCAGTTCATGATCACCAGCTCGCCACTCACTTCGGCTTTCCCCTGCCGCTGATTGGCTGTGGTGTAGCGGATGTCCAGAGTCTCAAAGTGGAAGCCTTCGAACACGCTGCGGATGTCGGGATGATCGTTGATGCTGACCATCACTTTGCCTTTGCAGTGGCGCATGAAGTCGGCCATCCGCTCGTAGTTCTCGAACGGAAAGTCCACACCGTAGCCAGCGGTCTGCCAGTAAGGCGGATCCATGTAATGGAAGGTGTGAGCACGGTCGTAGCGTTCTGCACATTCAAGCCAGGGGAGGTTTTCGACGTAAGTGCCGGACAGGCGCTGCCACGCAGCTGAGAGGTTTTCCTCAATCCGCAGCAGGTTGATGGCCGGAGCAGTCGTTGCCGTGCCGAACGTCTGCCCCGAGACCCTGCCGGCGAAGGCATGGTGCTGCAGGTAGAAGAATCGGGCGGCGCGCTGGATGTCGGTGAGTGTTTCGGGGCGGGTCATTTTCTGCCATTCGAACACTTGTCGCGAGCTGAGCGCCCATTTGAACTGGCGCACGAACTCTTCGAGGTGGTTCTGCACGACGCGGTAAAGCGTGACCAGGTCGCCATTGATGTCGTTGAGGACTTCGACTGGAGATGGCTGGGGCTTCATGAAGTAGAGCGCGGCGCCGCCGGCAAACACTTCAAGGTAGCATTCGTGTGGCGGAAAAAGCGGAAGTAGGCGGTCGGCCAGGCGGCGTTTGCCGCCCATCCAAGGGATGATGGGTGTAGACATAAAAAGCAAGACCAAGACCTTTACTGTATGGATAAACAGGTGCTAGGCTCGCCGCGCTTTGTGCACGGAGCAAGAGCCTTGGCTGGACTTGCAGGGACCATCTGCAGGGACGGCGGTCGATCCGGATGTTGACGCATCCGGACCGGCCGCTCTTTTTTACTTCGGTGTTGAGACTTCTTTGGCGTATGCCTGACAGGCCGCGAGTGCAATCAGCCCCCGGTCGCCGTCATCGGTGACGCCGATAATTCGTTGAGCATGCGCTGGGTCAAGTTCGGCTCTTGTGGGGCCATGAACCACGCCGCCGGTAGCGGTGGTGGCTGACACCGATCCGTTACCGGCGGTTGCGGTGGCGTCGAGTAGGACTGACAAGCGCAGATCAGCAGTGGCAAGGCGGTCGCGCAGGCGACTTTGATCACGTAGGACATCGTTCAAGGCTCGGTAATGGGTTTGCTCGCTGGTAGCCAGACGCTGTTCGAGCGCGAGGCGCCTGTCTTGTTCGGCACGCTGCTGCGCGGCCGAGGCCAGATTCAGTTGGTTGAGAGTTTCGGTGTGGAGGCGGGCCTGCTCTGCGAGCTGTTTGCCGTAGCGCCAATCCTGCACTTGCCAGGTAATGGACGCAGAACCACCGGCCAAGACGACCAGCACCAAGCCTTTGGCCAGGAGCCGATACGGTGCAGGGATCAGTTCACCTAGACGCATAACACCGCCCTCGCCCGCTCCCACAACTCCAGCCGATCCTGCAGGCCGTTGAGACCGCCGTTGATCCTGCGGGTGATCGTGTTGAATTCGTTTTGATCGGCCAGCGCATTCAGCCCATTCACCGACCAGAACCACGCAGCCGACTCGGCGGCCCACTGCGGGAGTTCCAGCAGCTCAGGCGTGCGCAGCAATCGCTCGTCACCGAACAGCGCCAAGCTGCAGCGCAGGTAATTGTCGTGGCCGGTGACCTGGATCAGACCCCGACCGCGATAACGCTGGCCATCACCATCCGCTGCCGGGGTGTTACCCAGTTTCGCAGCCAGGGTGCCGGTGTCGTATTTGCTCAGGTACTGGTCGCCGCCCAGTTCCCGGACGTACTGCAGCTGACCCGACTCGTGACCGACTTGCGCCAGGAACGCGGCTTGTCGTTTCGGTGTGTTGATCTGCCGATGGGCCATGGCTGCGTTGAGAGCAGATACAAAAACGCCCGCTTGGCGGCGGGCGTTGGGCATGATGGATTGCAGTTGCTGTTCGGTCAGTGACATCGATGTCTCCTTGAGTTGTGAGAATGCGGCGCTATTGTTTGAGCTGAACGACCTTCAGATCCTTCGCCGCTTTTTTCTTCTTGCCCTTGGCTTTGGCTTTACCCTTCTTGCCGCCATTGCACTCGACTGTCGTGCTCCAGCCGGCCTGGGTGAACACTTGCTCCACCGAGTCGACCAAGTACTCGCCATCGAGACCGACCTTGAAACCCTGGGCATTGATCGAGCGCTCGGCGAATAGGTCGGTGCGCCCTGCCATCTCCAGCCGGACGCCGGCCGTGGAACGGTTGAACGCGGTGAGACGTGCCTTGGCGGCGGCTTCGGCGGCGGACTTGTTCGGGTATATGTGGCGGTCGCTGTGCACTGGTGGCAATCCGTCCGGCGATTCGTCGTTGTCCAGAGTCACCACGGCGAGCTTTCCGGTTTTCTTGTCCTGATGCTTGGTCGATACCGCCTTGTGTGTGTTGCGATCACCGAGGCGAAATTGAAAGCGACTGACGTCGCGCCGTTGGATCAGGACCACATCGAAAGACTTGCCCGAGGCGCTCTGCCCGCCTTGGCGTAACATCACCAGCAGCTTGCCGTCGGCGACCTTGGCCGTACAGTCGTACTGCTTGGCCACGCGAGTGATGAAATTGAAATCCGATTCATTGAGCTGATCGGCACGCGGCACTTTGGTTTGCACTGAGCACACAGGCTGCCAGCCATTGCGTGCAGCGATATCAGCCACGATCCGCGACAACGGTACGTTCTCCCAACTGCCGCTGCGCACGGTCTTGCCACTGCCGCGCATGTCGCTGGCCTTGCCAGTGATCACCAGCGTATCCGGCGGGCCGGATAACTCGATCTCATCGACGATGTAACGGCCGATGCGAGTCAATTTGGTTTCTGTATAGCCGAGGAAAATCTCGATGCTGGCCCCGCGTGTAGGCAGCACCACCGCGCCGTCGCGGTCGTCGATGCGCAGTTCGAATTCGTCGGACTCCATACCAGGCTTGTCAGTGGTTTTGAGTTGCAGCAGTCGGTCGTTGATCCGCTGCGTGATGTCGGCACCGTCGGCGACGATACGAAAGGCGGGGGTCATTTATCTTCCCCATAAAAAAACCCGCACAGGGCGGGTTTTGAAGGGGGCGAAACTGCAGGTACTTCAAGGGCTACGCCCTGACTATAGTCAATCAACTCCACAGTGCTAGGCCTTCTTCAATGGGACTAGGTAGATCCGGCAGCTCGATCACGATGCCGGCGCGGTAAGGTTGCGGCTCATCGGCCAATCCCTGATTGGCATCGAGCACCGCCTCGATCGTGCCCTCCAGGTGCCCATAAGCGTGGTAACACAGGGTGTCCAACAGATCCCCATCAGACGTTCTGCAGGTCGTCGCCATAACGCACAAACTCCAAAGTAAACGCCTGCTTGCGCGGGATCCCGCCCTGCAGCAGCGCGCTCTGTTCTTCTTCAACGCTCTTCAAGCACCAGGTGCCGAGCACGTCGCCATAGCCGGTGGTCAAGGTCAGCGGCTTGAGCTGAGCACCGAGGCTGCGCAAAGTGTCCAGTTGTTTGAGTCCGCCCTTGAAACCGGGAAAGATCGCGCCCTTGAGGGTGATCTTTTCCTCACCGATACCAACCGCCTGTTGCGCTGGCCGCCGAGTCAGCCGTTCCTGCGAAGCCCAGCGAAACTCGGTCGAGCGCCGCAGTTCATCAAAGGCTGCGGTGTCCAGGTTGAAGTAGTAGGGCTGCGCCTGTGAATCCTGCGGTTGCACGATCAGCAAATGCGGAAACGGCTTCACCGCTTCCGGCAATGGCGTGGCATCACCACCCAGCGAACCGGTCGGCACGATGTTGGCCAGCGAAGGGCTGACCTTGCCGGCGACTTTGTTGATTGCGGTGGACGCCCGGGCGGCCTGTTCCTTCAGTTCGCCCATGCGCTCATCGATCTGCGATACGGCACGGGTGGCCTTGTTGTAGGTGGCCACCACCTGGCCCACCTTAGCCTGAGCCGCGCTGACACCGCGCATGACACGCTGCAGCTTTGCCCCCATCGCCGGACCGACAAAGGGAATCCCTTCCAGCTCCGACGCCGCGCCGCTGATTTCGCTGATGGCACCGTTGACCGGTCCCATCATGCCGTCGAGGCTGCGCCGACCACTCTCTCCTGCTGCCGCCAGATATTTCAGCCCCGACTGCAGCTGCTCCATATAGGCCATCGGCCCTCCTCGTTACACATGCGGTTCGTCGAACAGCGAGCGGTTTTGCAACTGCTGCGTGGACTGACGCCACTGCTGATCGATGTAAGGTTGAAGCTCTCGCGCCAGTTGCGCCGGATCTTTCACGTCCCCCTGTACGGTGACATGCAGGGGCGCCTGAATATCGAACCGCTGCTCGACCTTGGTTGACTGAGGTTTCGCAGTTGCAGGCGGTGCGAGCATCGCCGGTACCGCTGGGGATACCGGCTGATTCAATGCACGCGTGACATCCCCCAATGCTGTCGCAGGCGTCTCACGTTCAGACAGCAGTGGCTTGGAAACGGGCGGCGTTGGTACCTGTGCCGGCAACACTTGCGTCGGAACCAGTAGCGGCTTGGGACTGTCGGGAGTCGCTTGAGGTAAGGGCGCAGCACCGGTCAGCAGCGGCAACATTTTTGGTTGCGGCTGAACCATGTCTTTGACGACCGGTACCGGCGCGAATGAACGAGCGATATCGCCCATCACCGGCGGAATACTCTGCCCGGCATTGACCATCATCAGCGGCCCAGCGTCCGGCACCTTCTTGAGTGAGTCGGGGGTTCCGAACAGCTCTTTGCCCGCAAAGCCGCCGAGTGCGTCGCCGCCCATGTAACCGAGATAGCCACCAATCAATCCGCCGACCATGGTGCCAATGATGGGGATGGCCGATCCGATAGCGGCCCCTGCTGCAGCACCGGCCAGTGTGCCGGCCAAGCCGCCCGCTGCTTGCCCGTAACCCTCGGCTTTTTCATCCTGAGTTTCGGCGTTCTGATAGGTGTCCCAGACCTTGTACCCCGCCTCAGCGATGGCGACCACGGCAGTTCCTTTCACGACAGAACCAACGCTAGGGCCACCGCCACCTCCACGGGTAATATCCTCTTTGCCGCCGCCCCCTCCGCCCTTGCCGCCCTTGCCTTTCTTCCCTTCACGATCGGTATCGAAGTCGCCGGCATCCAGTCCACCGCCCATGGCCGACAGGTTGGTGACGATGACCTTTTGCGGAATGTTCGGGTTGCCCATCAAGGAGCCGCGCCCGATATTCATCAGGCCCTTACCCATCTTGAATGCGCTGACGGCCCCCTTGAGCGCGACCAGGCCTGCCACAGCGGTGCCAATGGCCGTCACCAAACGTGGCGACTCATCGGACAGGCCTGCGAGCTGACGACTGACATTGGTAATGCCCTCCGCCACCGCATCAGTGACCGGGCGAATCGCATCACCGATGCTGCGCATGGCATCGTCCATGCTCTGGGCCATCTCGGACCATTTTTGCGCGGACGTTTGCCGGCGCTCAGCCAGGTTCTTGTCGAGGATCCCGGTGGCATTGGCCGAGTCTTTCTTCAGTTGCTCATACAGATCCTTGTTCTGCATGTACGCGGTCAAAGCAGCCTTGACCTGCATGTCAGCGAACAGGTCGCCTGTGCGCAAGGCCTCTTCCAAGGACTTCATCATGCCCTTGGCCTTTTCCGGATCACTCTCCTTGCTGATGCCGGCCACAGCTTTGGCCATCTCGGCAGCGCGCTTCGGATCCGTCGCTTCGATGTATTTCTGGGCCAGCGCGAAACTGGATTCCAGCGTGGATTTGCCGTTCTGCAGACCGGTCTGCATCGACCCCTTGTAGTCGATGCCCGCCTTTTCATACGCCTTGACCGTTTCACCAGAGCCGATCTTCTCCATCCAGTTTTTCAGGTTGTTGGCCGCCTCGTCCGAGCCGCCGGCAGTCTTCATCTGCACCTGCAACATCGCGCCCAATTGCGACACCGAGTCCATGCCGGTGATGCCCAGCTTGCCCATGCCGGCCAACAGCTCAGGAAACCACTTGGCCATGTCAACCGCTTCAAAACTGCCTGCCTGTCCCTGATAGGCGATGGCCTCGAGCGCCTTTTGCATCACGGCCGGGTCGGTGATCTTGGCGTTCTGCCCCAGGGCGTTGATCATCTTGGCGGTTTCCGTACCGTCCGATCCCTGCCCCACAGCGAACTTGGCCGCCGTCGGCGCATAGGCCAGTGCCTTGTCCAGCTCCATGCCGGCACCGACCAGAGCGTTGACCAACTCGGCCACCTGGTTACGCGCCATGCCCGTATCCCGCGACGTGTCGATCACGGTTTTGGAGAGCTGAGTTTCTTCTGGCGTGTTGGCAATGTTGGCCTTGATCGCGATGTCACGAATGATCGCGCCGTAGTCCGCGCTGACCTTGGTCGGGATGGCCACGGCGGCCGTCAGGGCACCGGCCTGGCCGAGGGTGCTTTTCATGCCCTGCCGACCTTCATCCAGTTGCCGGTGGCCGAGCGCTTTGAGTTCGGCACCGGCCGCAACGCGACCCATCGTGGCGTAGGCCTTGCTCAAACGTCCGACCTCGACGCCCTGTTTCTTGAGCAGGTCAAGATTCTTTTCGTATTTGGACAACAGCTTGTCGGCACCGGCGGCGCCGGTTGCGTGCGCCTTGCGCCACTCCTCGCGCAAACGCATGGTGTCGCCGATGGTGTTCTGCAGCACCCGGGCTTTGCTACCGACCGTGTCCAGGTGCTTGATCTTGCTTTCGACGTCCTTGAACGCTTTGCCCACCGTCGGATCGACGGCGCCGCCGATGACAAAGCCGAGTGCGAGGTTCTTCGCCATGTGCGTGTCCTTGGGTCGAGGATGATTGGAAATGGCTCAGTCCGTGAGCCACCACACGATGTCGTTGAAGGGCATGGCCATGATCTCGGCAGCCGAGAAACCGGTCTCCTTGGCGAGTCGCTTGGCCAGCCCCTTCAACGTCGGCCCGTCAAATCTCGTCGTCTTGGACCAGACGAAAATAGCCTTTCTGCAGGCGCATGTAGTCGACCAGTTTGAGGGCCATCAGATCCTGTTCCGGGGTCTGAGTCAGCGAGGAAAACAGCGACATTTCGCGCTTTTCCTCATCGCCGTTGCAGGCCGCTTGCGCAGCCCGAATGTCTCGCACACACGGCGCGCGAATGGTCAGGGTGTCGACCAGCACACCCGACAGCTCGGTGGGGTGTCGCAACGAAATGCGAAAGCCTTCCTCGGTCAGTTGCAGCCAGCTTGGCAGTGGTTTTTCTTGAGTTGCTTGATTCGTTTGCGTCATTTCATCGTTCCTTAAAGGCCCAGGGCCGAACGTTCGTCAGCGAGCTGGTCGACGCCGTCGACGACCAGGACCATGCCCAGCATGTCGATCTCGTAAACCACGCGGCCGGCGACTTCGAGCTTGTAGTAGGTCAGTGCCATGTTGTGTTTGGTCTCGGCCTTGTCGCCGGGCTTCCAGTCGCCCATGTCCACTTCCTTGATACCGCCACGCATGGTGACGATGACTGGGGTGACCTTACCCTTCAGGCCTTTAAATGAGCCTCGGAACACCGCGCTGCAGGCGGTGCGATCAGACAGGCCGAAAAACTTCAGCGCTTCGCGACGAACACCGTTGGTGGTGAAACCGGCTTCGAGCTTTTCCACGCCGGTCGGGATCTCGACCTCGCCGGCCATACCGCCGCCTCGGTAGGCTTCGGTTTTCAGGACCACCTTGGGCAAGGTGAGGCTCGGCATTTCACCGGCAAAACTGACGCCGTCGATAAACCCGGCGCAGTTGGAGAGAACTTCAGGAATCATCAGGGTGCCTCCTTAGGCAGGTTCAAGCACTTCGGTCATCCACTCGTTGGTGACCTCGAAAAGGAAGTTCGGGTTTTCAGCCGGCGGCACGTCGGTGAAGCGGATCCGCCAGTACACCTTGCCCTGCTCGATCTGGCTGGCCGTGTTCAATTCGTGATCCGGGAACACCTCGAAGTTGATCACCGCGCCTTGGTTCTTCAGGTCGCGCATGAACGCTTCTAGGCCGTCGGTGACGTCCTTGACGTAAGTCTTGGTGATCGAGCGGTCGACCGCCCATTTGTGACCGGCCTGTACCGCATCCATGAGGATGAACAGCGTGCGTACGCGGGTGACGAACGCCCATTTCGGATCGCTCGACAACGTGCGGTTGCCCCAGAGACGGAAACCGTCATCACGAATGATCGTAGTGATGTTGGCGTTGTTGAGCAGGTTGGCTCGGCAGGTCTCATCGCCGTCCAGGTACTCGACCGCACGGGTGGTACCGGTAATGCCGGTGAATTCCTTGTTCGACGGCGAGGCCCAGAAACCGTAGGTGGCATCCGTCCAGGCAAACAGGCCGGCAGTCCAGGCCGAACCGGGCGCGTCCACCGTCTTACTTTCGCCGGTGTCCCAGAACTGCACACCGGGGTCGACCATGAACAGGTTGCGACTGCCGAAGTTCTTGGCATAAGCCATTGCAGCCTCGTCGGTGGTGCATGGCCCGTCGATGATGCCAATGGCGCGAAGCTTCTGCGCCAGACCGTCGATGGCGGTGGCCACCGCCTGCGTGGCCGAATGACCTGGTGCAATCAACATCCGCGGCTGAGCGTTGAACAGGCTCTTGCCATCGAGCAGCGCCTGCAGACCGGTACGCTGACCGGACGCCAACTCACCCCCGATGATGGCCGAGGTCTGCAGCGCCGGGTCGTCCATCTTCGGCACACCGATGGCGACGATTACTGCCTTGGCCTTGGCGTAAATCGCCTTGCAGGCCTTAGTGATCGCTGAATCGGCGCCGAACGCTGCAATGGCTTCACGTTCGGTGGTGATCAGCTTGAGTTCGCCGGCCTTGGCCGTACCGCCACCCACCAAGCCAGGGCTGAAGGTATCGCACAGGCCGATGATCGACGAGGACGGCAGCGAGATAGTGCGTGCGCCGGTATCGACCGAGGTGGTCGTGACGCCGTGAAAGAAACTCATAAGGCTCATTCTCCAGAAACGAAAAAACCCCGCGTATGTGCGAGGCTCAAGGTGTTGGGGTTACGTGTGGCGGAATGAAAAACGCCCCGTCAGTGCGGGGCGTTTAGGTGACTTGTTCACTAAGCCAGATCGGCGCTGTCGGTCGGTGTTCTGCGAGCGGGAACAGCGAGCCTTGCGGCCAGTCGCGCAACTGCCGGCGGTAGGCCTGCAATTCCGCGTACTGCTCGGCTGTGATCGAGGTCGATACGCCTTCCTCGACTTCGTCACGATGCCGAGACACCAGCGGATCGGTCAGGGCGAGTTGCCCATCGCGCCATACGCGCTCAGCTTCGGCCAGCGTCTCGGCATCCGGCGGCGGCGGATCTATCGCAATCGGGTAGCCCTCAGGATCAGGGACAATCAACTTCCCCCCGCTTTGTGCCGCAACAAGATCCGCGTGAAGCTCGTCGGTGATTTGCTTGGCGCCCTTTGGAATGGTGCAGCCCGGGCTTCCAACTTCCCCATGAGTATCAGAGTCAAAAAAGCCACCCCGGGCATCATCGATACGACTGTAGAACTTGGCCATGTTTAATACCCGATAGCGATGTAGTCAAAGTAGAAATTGGCGTTAGCGACTCGGGAAATAGTGGCGCCCGACTTGTCTCGTCCATTATGCGAGTACGCACTGCCGCCGGTTGACCATGGCGTAAGCACCAAGGCAACACAGACATTTGGAAACGACACCGGGAAAGTCAGCGGGATCGTTGCTGCAGTCGAACCGTTCGCGATGTTTCCCACTTTGATCATCAGCCCCGGAAGCTGCTGACTGGCAGCAGCAATCCCAAGGACAGCGGCAAAGTCGGCGTTTTTACCAAGGCTCGCTGTAGACTCCAGAACCGTCCATTGGGACGGGCCGGTCGCCACAAACTTGGCCGACTGGCCTAGCTTCATCACGTAAGAGGCCGAAAGTCCGCCCGACTGATCCTGAATAGTTGCGCCGCCTGAGGCGGTAATAGTCCCTCCGACAGATGTGCAGAACACCGTAAAACTTCCCCCCGTATTGGGGACGCCCATCACCGAGGGAGCCAGCAGGTTCAGGCTGTACGAACCAACCGAGTTAAACCAGAGAAGCGCACCAATGTCGGTCAGCGCCAAGTTTCGAGAAGCCGAAATAACCTGAAAAGAGGCGTATCCGTTCAAAGCTCTTTGCACGAATTCCGTTGTCGCAAACGCTTTGCTGTTGTCGAATAGTGGCTGCGTCTCCCAATGCGCGCCCCGCAAAATCGGCGAATACTTCAGCGCGCCATCGCCCCCTTCCAGCGCCCATCCCTGACCGTTATTCAAGCGCCGGAAAGCCGATATTGTCGATTGAGGCTGCGTAAAAGGCCCCAAGGCGCCATTGATCGCAATTAACGCTTGCGCGCCCTTCGCCTTGAAGGTTGCCCCATTCAACCCGGCAAGAACCGTAACGACAGAACCCTGAGGAACAACGCTCGCATCCGGCAGGGTAATGGTTGATCCCGATCCGCCAACGGACACCAGACGCCCGACATCGGACGGCGTCAAATCAATGCTCCCGGGGTACGTCACCAGATCCGCATAACTGCCCAGCGCCCGCTGGACGAATTCAGTAGTTGCCAGCGCCTTACTACTGTCGAACTGAGCCGGTGTGTTCGCCGTAGGGTTGACCAGCGCCGGCGAATTGATCGGCGCAAAGCCTTGCGTGACGTTCTGAAACGTCAGCGCCGTCGTCCCCAGTACGATCGCGCCGTCCGTGATCAGTTGCCATCGGGTGTCCGCCTGGGCGGCCCCCTGCTCAACCGATACCAGTAGCGCGGATGTCACCTCCGCATTGCTGTCAGCGTCCGCCGCTCGCGCCCAGGCACCCGCTGCCACGACGTACAGCCCATTGTCCTTGGCAGCGGTCTGGTTTTTTACCAGCACCCGATCACCAACCGCCAATACAACGCCATCAATAGTCTGCAGGCCCGCCAGCGCAATGTTGGCCGACGTGGCAGCCCGCACCGATTGTTTGTTGTCGAGCTTGTAAAGCTCCTCCATGATCCGCTGCTCGACAAACTCCCGTGTTGCCAGCACCACGGCCGGGTCAATCTTGAGCGTGATGTTCCCAGTGCTGGACACTACAAAATTCATCCGCACAACCTGCGTGCGGCCCGAGCCTTGCGACAACAATGGCTTGAAACTTGGCGCACAGTTTGCGACGGCGACCAGATCACCGTCCGCATCGTACAGGCCAATTTCGCGGATCCATTTACCGCCCTCATCGGCCGGAATGATCTGCTCGGCGATGATCACCGCCGGGTTGACCGGGTCAACTCGAAGCTGATTCAGCGGCTTGCGGCGCCACTCGTTGAGCAGCTTGGTCTGGCTGGCCGACGGAATGGGATTGGGCGGGTCGGCCACACCTGCAGGGTTGCCATCCCCAATCCCCATGTCGGTGATTTTCCAGGCAATGCCGAGTGCATCGGCATTCGCCTGCTTGGCCATCCCCACATTCGTGAGGGTCGCAAAAAACTGCGAATTCGCATCAATCATGATAAACGTCCAGAGTGTCTATGGTGTGTTCGCGGCCGACCACGCCAATGCTGCCGGTGACCTCAATGTCACGCATAACGGGCGGGTAAACGTCGATTTCGTCGCCGTCATAAAGGGACACGGCAATGTCTAAATTGCCTTGGGTTTCCAGGCTGATGGCCAAGCCGGTAAGTTGTCGGCTGACGGGCTTGGCGTCGTCGATTAAGCGTTCAAGTTCGAGATACATTTCCTCGGTGATGCCGGTGTCCAGCACCCCCACTTTCAGCGCGAAGGTGCCAGGCACGCCCTGCGGCACGGTGTTGAACCATTCGACGATCTCGATCAGGTAGCCCAGCGGCTCAACCACTCGACGCAAGGCGCCGATGGTGCCCTTGTGCTTGTGGATGAAGAACGACGCCTTGATGGCGGCACGCTTGACCGACTCCGACCACGCCGGATCCCAGCGGTCGACCGACCAGGCCCAGGCCAGATGCGGCAGCAGGTGCACCGGACAAGTGTCGGGGTTGTACAAGGTACGCAGCGGAATCAACGTGTCTTCGGCGAATGTCGCCTCGATACCCCGTTCCAGGGGAGTGCTGTTGAGCGGCAAGAGACTGCGCATATCAACCTCCCAGCACGACGGAATAGCCGGTGCAGTACGCCGCCTGAGCCTTGGTCGGTTTGAGATCCAGCCAGTCCGTCAGCTCCACGCGGGCCACGCCGGCAACGTGCAGCTGCGCATCGACGCCAGAACGCGCCACTTCGACGCCCAACCGGCGGCGCGGGTTGATCCAGGCCTCAAGCCGCTTGATCGCCTCAGTAAGCGCGGCGTCGTTCTCCGGGCCGGCACCTTTCATGTGCAGCACAGCGTCGACTCGGTAGCGCAGGATCTGCGCGCCGCGCACCGTGACGCGGTCACCCACCGGGCGCACGTCGTCGTCATTCACCGCCGTGGCGACCAGCTTCAACAGTTCAGGACTGGCCGTGCCGTCACCTTCAAGGCCCAACACCGTGACATCCACACAGGCCGGTGACGGGCTTTCAGCCGTTGCATCCGCCACCAGCGCCGACGCGTTGCGTGCGTGCAAGATGTAGCTGTTACGTGGCCCGGCGGTGGTCAGTCCCTCATAGGCCAATTGCACACGCTCGCGCAGAGCGTCGTGTGATTCCATCACCGCCTCGACCGGTGGTACCGCCAGCGGATCGGCAGGTTGAATCACCAGGCGCTTGAGATTGACGTTAGCCGCAAGGTGCTCCAGATCGGCGCCCGTCGCATAGGCCAGGAGTTGCGATTTGGCCGCGTCGTTGACCCGTGCCCGGTTGCCGAGCTTGATGTAGCTGGCGACCTCCAACAGCTTGGTCACCGGATCACTTTCCAGAGAGGCCGTCCAGTTCCCGCCCATATGGCCGCGAAACACGTCGAGTGCCTCGCCATACACTTCTTCAAAATCCAGCGGTTCCAGCACGTCCGGTGCCGGCAGCTCCGACAGATCCACCAGGGTACTCATACCCACACCTCCAACGTGCCGCGCACACCGAGGTATTCGCCGCTGACTTGTATGTTGATTTTGCCGCCCAGTACGGACAGCACGCGCACCCGCTCCAGTTTCAACCGTGGCTCCCACCGGCCCAGCGCCCGGGCGGCTTCAGCCTGCACGGCGCTTTTCCAGCCCTCGTTGACAGGCAGGTCGACCATGCGCCGCAGCTTGCTACCATACTCGGGACGCTCTCGGCGGCTCACCAACGGCGTGCCGAGGATGTCCCCGATGGACTGGCGTAAATGCTCGATGCCGGAGATGGCTTGCCCGGTGTGGCGATCCATTCCGATCATCGGGTTTACTCCTTGAGTTGCTCGAACTCGCCGTGAGTCTTGAGCGTTTTCAGCGCCACATCGTCGGCGCTATCGACCGTGACCTTGTTTTTCGCCACCGCAAGCGTGCGGCCGTCCGGCAGGACGACAGTGCGCGAGGTGTAGAGCGTGTCGCGAAAGGACACGGACATGGGCATCAGCACAGGGCTGATGGAGGTGGACTCAGACGCAGTGGATTCATCTTGATGTTTGGCCATGGGGACTCCAGGCATGAAAAAGCCCGCACGCGGCGGGCTGCATAAATGTTGAGTTAGTGCTTGTGATGATTGTCACTCTGGCCGGTGGCCAGAATATCGGCATCGCTGGTGATGCTCTGGGTAGCGTGCAACGGGCCGTCGATGTTGACCTGGCCTTTGATGTTCACAACGCCCTCCAGATCGATCGTTCCGGACTTCACGGCGACGGTGTTGTCGGTGACTTCGGCCAGAGTTGATCCGACCTTGATAGTGACCGTGCCGCTCGGCACACTGATGGTGTAGCTGCTCGTCTGCCAGTCGTAGACCAGAGATCCGCCATCGTCAAAACGCCAGACTTCGACGTGATCGCGATTGTCCGGCGGCGCGCCGCCATTACCATAAAGGCCGGGAATGAATGTGCCCTGCGCCACCTCGCCACTGGCACTGATCAGGGTGCCCTGCTCGTTGAGGCTCGGCGCCCGCCAGTGCCGCGCCTTGCCGGCGGCGATGCTGTGCCAGCGTACCCAGCCACTTACCCACTCACCGTCCGACACCCGGCACACCGGTGGTGACGCTGCGAGATCCACCGCCACGACATAGCAGTCCTTCACAAGCCCAGCGAGCATGCGGTCATGCTGGGCGCTCACATAGCCACCACTCATGCCAGACTCTCCGGCGCAAAGTACTTGTCCCGGTTGGCTGGCCCCGCATCAGGATCAACGCCTAACAGCAGCGTGCCCGGTGGCTGATCCGGCCATGGCCATTCGGCGTCACCGAGGTAGATCTGCTGTGTCCACTCCACGACCCAGACGGTATAGCCGTCCAGTTCGGGTTTGGTCCAGTCCTGCATGGCCTGAACGAACTCAGCCGGTTCGACCTCAACACCCCAGCACTGCATGCGCAGCAACGCGGCGAGGTGGCCCGCTAGGAACACCGCTTGTTGATGATGATCCGACTGAATCGGATCGGTGATCACCCGTGCCTCGAACTTGCAGGCCAAGCCGGTTTCACCGGTTCCCGGATCGAGACCCGGCTCCATCTCAGCCAATTCGATCAGTATCGCTGGCAGCGGCAAGCGATCCAAATCATCCGGCCACATGCACACCGCCTGCAGGCCCGGGAAGTGTTCCTGAATGCGCCGCTCGATGGCGTGATACAGCTGTTCAAGACTGAACGGCTCGTCGACTTGATCCGTCACATCACTTCCCCTTCAAGTGCTTCTGCACTTCGAAATTGAGTTCCTGCTGCAGGACATGCACCAGGTGTTCGTCAGCTTTGCGCACCCAGCTTTCGAAGTGTGGTCGGACCTGCTCCAGAGACACCTTGGCTTTAGCCAGCGGGAAGCGGTTGTCATGTTCGGCGATCCAGCCCGAACTCGCGCCGACCGCCCTGCTGACATCGCTGTCGGGATAATCGCTCGCCCTGAAGTGCTTGCTGCCGGTACGGATCCAGACGTCAGCGCTGTTGCCGTAGACCTTTTTGAAGAACGCACCTTGAAAGCGCCGGCCTGCCACTGAGACACCGGAGCGACTCTGCCGAGGCCGGCCTATGCGACTCGCCTCCATGGCATTGAGGCCGAACCACAGCTTGCCGCTGTTCGCTCCACCGCTGACCGGGTACGCTCGCAGGCGCTGCCGCACAGCAGCAACCGCAATCCGTTCCTGCCGCCCAACGGCGCGGGCGATTTGTGTGGCAAGCCAACGCAGGGTTTTGTTGATGGCTCTACGCTGAGCGTTGGCCGCTGCTTTTGGCAACACGGCGGCAAAGTCCTGAAATGCTTTCAGGTCTGCCGTCGAGGTCTGCAGCGAGATCATCCCGCCGCCGGCCGAGGATTTGAAGTGACTGCCAACGCTCATGCTTTAGGCCTCAATAGCAATGCCACCCAGCCGGAGCCATCTGGCTCAAGTTTGACCAAGTCGTACTGGCCTCCCCCGTCTTGCTTTGCAAGATCAACGACCACCAGCTGTCCCGGCTCTAAACCTGCAGCATCGACGACGCGAATCTCAAATTGCGGCTCGCGCAACGCGGTGTTGATTCGCCCCATGCGCGGCTGCAACCAAGGCGCGGAAAAGAAGCCGGCGATCTCTCGACCGCCGACCGTTGCCATATCGCCCAAGCCATCCAGAACCAAGGCATCCATGTCGTCGCTTAATTCGCGAAAGCCCATCACTCACCTCCGCTGTTTTCGTCCTCATTGGCAACGTCCGACAGTTGGCGCAGCAGTTCTTGTGCTCGCGGATCCTTGAGCGGGGCGATGCGCCCCTCAGCGAGTAACGCTTCCTCGATTTCTTTATGTGGCGGGCTGTATGGCTCGCCCTTTACGACAACGACGCGGCCATCCTGCACGCAACCATCAATCACCAGAAACTCGGCTTTCTTGGCCATGTCACACCACCTTGGCGTAGATGAAGGCATCCGGTTCGAGCAGGCCAGCCAATGCCGCACTCTGGAGCTTCAGCCAACGAGCGCTTGGCTCTTGGGTCACCCAGCTTTTCGGGAAGCGCGCCGCTTCGACCAAGCCGCTTTCCACGGCTTCTAGATCCTGGATCGCGCCATACAACATGGCGTTGCGCGTCGAAGTCGAACCGAGAATCAGGCCGCCAGCCGGAATCATCGGCTGTTCTTCTTCGTCGTCATCCAGGTACCACTCGTCATAGCCATAAAGGTCGACGCCGGGATCATTCAGATAGCCGAGGTACGTCACACCGTCGGGCAGTTCCTCAGGCTTGATCAGGCCCATATCGACGCGGCGAGTGTTGAGCTGCTTCATCACCGTCGCATTCGACTGGAAGGCATCCAGTGCTTCACCGCTCATGGCGACGGTGTTAGCTGTACGTCCAGAGTCCTTGGCGATTTTGCGTTTCCAGCCACGCAGATTGGCAATAGGGTCACCGTCAGAACTGTTCCATTGCCCGCTGCCCAAGCTGATCTTGTGATCACTGGACATCAGGAAGTCGATCGTGTCGTCCACGCCTTCGCCGATCACGCGGACTTTGCCGGTGGTGAGGGCTTGAGCACACATCCACTCCTCACGGCGTACGATTTCATCGTCCAAGTCGCGCAGATCCTTGCCGAGTAACTGCCCTGCCCGCTCCAATGGAGTACGCGAAGAAAACGGGTTGTCACCAGCCGAACGCTTGAGTACCAACTCGGCAGTGGTTTCGCGCTTGGGTTGGATGTAAGGCGGGGTGTAGTTGCTGGTGGTGTAGCCCTCACGCAACGACACACTGCCAGGCAGACGCGGGTGAACAAAGGGAGCCATTTTTCGCTTGCCCTTGATAATGTCGATGTCGACCGTTTTGGTCGGGAACGTCACTGGGCTACCACCGTTGAAAAACGTGTTCAACAAAAAACGGCGCGCAGTCGGCATCTGCTCAACCGCTTCGAGCATGGTGCGGGTATCAAAAATATCCATTTAGAACTCCGAATTAACGAACGAACAGGCTCAGGGCACGTAGCGCGGCTTTCGCCTGCGCCAGGGTGAAGCCCTCGCCGAGAGTGAGTTGGCTGGCCAGCACTTCGCCGGTCAGGCGGATAGGCGCGATCTGCGCGCCTTTGGTCGAATCGGTAGCCTGATCGAGGATTGCCACTGGCGTCTCGGAGCCATCAGTTGCTGACGCTTTGGCCAGGACAAACTCACCACTGGTTTTGACCTGACCGAGGACGGCGCCACGGTTGAGTTTTTGTCCGGAAGCAATCACGACTGTATCGATGATCACCGGAAAGGCGCCCGCCGACAGTTGGTCGGGGACGTAGGTTTGGCGTTCAGGATTACTCATGAGGATCTCCAATCAGCGGCGCGAGGCGCCTTCAACAATGGCGTTCACAACTGCTTTACGTTCACCCTGAGCGGCATCGCCCGTCGGAGTAGATGTCGACGCGCCGGTGGCATCAGCCTTGATCGCACTCAGTGAAATACCGCGATCCTGCGCCGCCTTAAACAGCTGCAGAGCGGTGGCCTCGACCGAGGTGCCGGCATCGATGGCGGCGGCGATCTCGGTCTCGAAACCCTTGCTGGCCATGGCGTTGATACCGGTGATGCGCTGTCGCTCGGCGGTAGCACCCTCCTCACGGCTTTGGGTGCGAACACTCTCAAGATCCGGTTGACCGGCTTGAGCGATCTCGATGGTTTGCGGATCCGTGCCGGCGGCCAGCGCCTCACGCAACTCCGCCGTGCTGCTGACGGTGGTCATGTTGTATTTCCTCGGTTGGGTTGCGGCCGGTTTGGCCAGTTGTGTAATCAATGTTTCGAGTGAGCCAAGGCGGTGGGCCAAGCCGGACTCAACGGCGGCGGCGCCCACGCGCAAACCGCCGAAGTCGCCCATCTCGGGAACGCGCTCAGGATCCACCCCCAGGTTGCGGGCCACTTTGGCCACGAACACGTCGCCCATGGCGTCGACCGTCTCGCCGACCTTGGCCCGACCTTCTTCGGTGGCCAGATCCACTCGCTTGTTGGGCGCGTTGCGACTGACGATCTGGTAGCGCTTGCGACCGTTGGCTTCTTCACCGCCGACGACAGCCTCGACGACTACACCGATGCTGCCAGCGAGGGCGGTTTCGTCGATAACGATCTCGCTGGCCGCTGAAGCAATCCAATAAGCGGCGCTGGCACCAGTGCCGCCGATGTAGGCGACAATGCGTTTACGATCACGGGCCGAATGGATATGGTCGGCCAGCTCGTTGATGCCAGCCGCTACGCCGCCAGGGCTGTCGATGTTCAGGATGATTGCACTGACCTTGGGATCATCCAGCGCCGTTTGCAGGTCGGTGGCTAACACCTGAGTGCTCGTCGCGCCGCTGATCTCAGTGAAGAGATTGGCGTAACGAAACACCGGGCCGACCACCGGAATGATGGCCACGCCATTGCGCACACTCACAGTTCGACTGTTATCCAGCCGCATACCGGTGCGGGTTTCCAGCGCTGCCGGATCGCCCATCCGATCTGCAATGGTCAGCAGGTTGTCCAGGGCGCCAGGCAGCATCAGCCAAGGCTGCGATGCAGCCAGCTCAAATGCGCGGGGCATGGTTATTCCTCGTTGGGGTTGTTGGGCGGTGGAGTTTCCTGTTCTCGCCCTTTGGGCAAGACGTGCAGGCCATCCTTGCGGCGTTGCTCGACCTCGCGCACACGCTGTCGGTAAACCTGCTGCCACGGTTCACCGGTCATTGCGGCTGTTTCCAGCGTTTCATTGCTGACGCCGATTTCAATGCGCTTGCCGGCGGCGTTGGCCTCCTTCAGTTCATCAATAGCGCCACGGGCCGGACCGATCCAGATCGCTTGGCAGTACGCTTTGCGTTTGGCCGGATCGGCGTAGCCCGGCAATTTGATCAGCCCCCTTGCCACCGCTTCATCAATCAGCAGCTCGCGACTGGGCTGACAGAAGTCACAGATCAGCCACCAACGACGCAGGCTGTAGAACCGCCACGCCTGCAACATGGCGGCGCGGGCAGCGCTATAGCTGCTGCTGTAATGCAGCAAAAGCTCTTCCATTGGCTGTTCGAGCGCGGCGCCGATTTCCTTAACGACGGCGGTAAAGAACGGATCGAATTGCGCGTTGGGTCGCGCAGGATTGGCGATCACTGGCTCTTCACCTTGGCCCAAATCGACAATGGCGCCCTCGCCCAAGGCCAACTCACCATCGCCGGTGGTGTCGCCTCCAACGCCGTCACCTTCGTTGGCCAGTGCCGTCAGCGGCAGATTGCCAACCTGAAAGTCATTGGTCTTTTTGATGAACACGGTGAACATCGCCGAGATCACCGCCGCCATCAGTTCGGCACTGCTGTAGCGCTCCAACTTCTGCAGCGGCTCCAGCACCGGAGCCAAATAGGGCGCGCCACGCTTTTGCCCTGGCCGCTCCTTGTCCGCCATGACGTGCATCACACGGCGCCGGCCAGTGGCCTCTCCGAAGGCTGGCAACCGTTCCCAACTAAGCGCTTGGCCGGAGGTGTATTCGTTCTGGTAGCCGCTGCAGACGTGATAGGCCACCGGCGAGCCGAGACGGTCAAACTCGACACCGTCCACCAGGTTAACGCCATCCAGTTGCCCAGCCGGGTTGCACACCCGATCTGACTCGATCAATTGCAGCCGAGTACTGAACACACAGCCAGGACGCTCATCGTCGGGACTGGCCACCAATACATCACCGCCTACCATCGACGAGATCAACACCAATGCCTGTAGCTGGTAGTGATTGAGCGACGCCTCGGCGTCACACTCCCGAGGGTCATCGGCATACAACGACCACAAACGATCAAGCTGAGCGTTGATTGCATCGGCCTGTAGTTCGTCGAGGCCAAGCGCGTCATGGTCGATCTGTGCGCGGCAAACCAGACCGGTGCCAACGACGTTGGTACGTAGGCGAGTGATGGCTGCACGGGCGATCAGGTGATTGCGCATGGCATCCCGCGAACGAGCTACCAGCATTCGCCGCTCATTCTGATTGAGATCCCGACGCGGGCTACCAAGACCGGGTATCCAGCTGGCCATGCTACGCAGCACCCGGGAGGCACCGCGCCACCGGGTCTCAACACCGCCACCGCCGCCTTGAGCGACGATAGGTCGGGCTTCGTTTGCCGACTTGGCGAGCTTGATCGCCTCACGCATCAGCAACTCAGTCGGGTCTTTTCGAAAAAATCCCATAGTCAGATCTTCATGTAGGAGATGCGGTTACGGCCGCGTCCCTGTTGTTGGGCCTGTTCCAGCGCGACCTCCTTCGCGTATTGCTGCTCTAGCAGGCGAAGGCTGTTCAGCTCGGCGCGATACAGTTCGCGATCCGCACGACGCAAGCGCTGGCCTTTCTTCAGGACGTCAGAGATCGCCGCCCGGACTTCCGCGAGGCGCTGTTGTGCGTCTGTCATGTTTGTTTCCCTAGTAGCCCGCGCGACTGCGGGTGCCCCGCCCACGAGCGACGGCTCGGCGCGGTACCGGTGCGACCGGTTGTTCGGTGGTGAACAGAGTTGGCTGTAGCAGTTGCTGTTCCAGCTGATCCCATTCGTGATCGCGCAGCAGGTGGGTTTTCAGACTGCGCGCCGCATGCAAGGCGTACACCTCGCAGTCGAGCGCTTCGTTGCGCCGTCCGGCCTTTTTCTGCCAAACCATCTTGCTGGGGTTGCGTGGGTGCGGCGCCAGCACTTCGTTGGTGAGCTGCTCGTAGTAGTCCGAGCGGATCTCGCTATACCAGTGCATTCGGCCAGGCCCTGCGCCTTTCAGCCGAAGTCGGCCGTCGATCAGGGTCTTGGCTTTGTGCGTGCCAACGATGTGGACCCTCAGCCCGTATTTGGCAGCCTTGGTGTTGTCTTGCGAGGTGTCCACCGACTGCGGCGGCTTGGTGAAAATCTCCTTGTCGCGGCTGTCAACGGAAGCACCTTTGATCGCCATGACGTTGTAGCGTTGACGATCACGCACATACGCATAAACCGCATCGCTGGTATTACCGTCAGAGCTGTCGATGCTGACCGCCGACACCGCCAGTTGGGCGCCGCTTGCGATGGGAATCGGTCTGGAGATGACCCTGTCCAGCTCTTGCCAGACAGCGTCATGCGGATCGATGGGGTTGCCGTGCAGCTCGCCCCAATACAGACGCCATGACTCTTCACCCCGTCCCCATCCAGTGATCACTAGCGCCAAGCGGTCGCCTTGCACGTCGACGCCGACGGTGACCAAAAGCACACCTTGGGGTGCGGTGAGTTCCGCGTAGGGTTCGGCGCGCTTCTCCAGTTCGTCAGTCTTCGGAGCATCGCTCTGGTATTCGTAGCTTTCGCCTTTGGAGCTATTGACGAAGGCGATCATCGGGCCGATGTTGCCGTGCGCCGCCGCGTGCTCAGCCTGGAGTTTCTTTTCCATCAGCACCTCAAAGCGAGATCCCCAAAACGTTGCGTAGAGCTCGTTGAGGATGTAGCCCGCGATACCGCGAAACTCTGCTGTAGCTGACCAGCGCCCATGCTTGAGGTTGGCGTTTTTCTGGTTATCGTCCCAGATCCCGCCGCAGTGCGGGCAAGAGTAGAAAGTCTTTTCCGGACGCTTCTTGCCGTACACCTCGTGCTGGTACTCAGGATCCTCATCGCAGTGCAGGTTGTCGAAGCTCAGCGCGTGCTCTTGTCCGCACTCGTGACAGGGCACCAAGCCAACACGCTTGTCTGATAGCTCCAACTCCGCATCGATGGCCGATAGACCTTTGATGGTCGGTGTGCCGCCGATGATGATTTTCGAACGACGAAAGGTTTTGAGTCGCTCCTTCGCCAGCTTGATGCTATCGCCCTGCCCGCGCAGGTTGAGGTTGCAGTCGTCCGGCTCCTCAATGGCCACCCGTGGCACTGGCGTGGACTTCACGCTAGCCGGGCTGTTGGAGCCAACCATTTTCAGGAAGCCACCAGGGAAACGCTTGAAGTCCTGCCTTTGTTGAAGCTTGCGGCTGCGCAGGTCGACTTTCTTGCGCAGCCGTGGCGTGGCTTCAATCATCGGTTCGAGCTTTTCGCCGACGTACTGTTTGGCCGCTTCGGCTTTGGGAAACAACACCAGGATCGGGGACGGGTCAATGTCAATCCATTTGCCCAGGGCATTTCCCAGAACGCCAGACGTCCAGGCCACCTGCGCCGATTTGCGTCCGACGATCTCGCTAACAGTCGGATCGTCCAGTGCCTCCAATGGCCCACCGGGCCAGATAAGGTGAGGTGTCACGTCAAAGCGATACTTGCCGGGGCGTGCCGCTTCTTCCGGTGCGAGCCAGCGGTACTTGTCCGCCCACTCGATAATACTCATGCGGGGCGGCGGTGCCCACTTGCGGCAGGCGCCGCGCAGCGCTTTAGTCGCCGTCTTCCTCAAGGCCCTCCGAATCGTCCGGTTCGTCAGAATATCCATCTGACGGGGCATCATCCTTGTCATAGTCAGAAAGCCTCCTCAGGATGGCTTCAATGGGGTCGCGAATGAGCTGCTCGTCAACTTCCACGTCGTAGCGCGCCGACAATTCGGCGGCTAACGCGTCCGGAAAGGAATTGAGCAGCTCCACTTTGGCAGCGGTGATCATGGCTTCGAAACGCTCGACCAGATCAGCCGCAATCACAACCTCGCCCAGATCCTTGGCCATCGCGAGTTCTTCGCGGTCGGCACGGATCCGGTCGAGCCGGTCGCGTGAAGATTCTTTTTTGCCGTTGAGTGCGGCCTGGTGCATCAGCCACTGAATGACGGCTTCGGTGTCGTATTGGTTTTCGTTGCCCCGACCGAGGCCGAACTCGGTCACAGGCATGCCGTCGTTCTGCCATCGGGTCAGGGTGCGTTCATCACGGCCGACGATCTCGCTCAAGTCGGCCTTGCTAACTGACCTGCCCATATCTAACCCTTTGAAAAGACGGACATCCCTGCCAAATTCTCAGCTGCAGAGATCCCGCGAGTTCGCTAACCCGTGTAGGGGGCGGCCCTCAGGGAGGACCCGGAAAAATGGCGCCCCCACCCGGCCGCCGACCTAGCTTCGGTCGGTCGATGCCGACTCCGAAACGCCCAGCCGCTTGGCAGCCCAGCGTTCGTACAAGCCGATGGCAACATCGGCACCGGCCATAGCCGTCAGGCAACCCAAGGCGCCCGCCGTCCAAATCGTCATGCCGGCGGCGATCATCAGCATCATCGCCGACACCCCGCAGACAATGCAGGCACCGGACCGAAGTGCCAGCCTGCGCAACAATGCCCAGCCCCGCGCCCCGTCCTTGTCGGCTCGCCACATCTCCCCCGATACGCCGCCGACCAGGGCCAGGACGATCACTAACCAGATCGGCATCTCTGCCAGCGCTTGTTGCTCGTTTGTCATCGCCAACCCCTAAACGAAAAAACCCGGCGCAATGGCCGGGTTTGGTGGTGTGGTGCATGCCGCTCTCTGCGGTCGCACCTATCGAAGATGACTACTTTTTACAGGTCGATTCCGGTGGCAGCAACCCTGTTTTAATGCCACCCGGTGAATAAGTGGGTAACGCAGGGTGAACGCCTAGCGAATGTCGGTGAATACACCACCACGGCATTCTGTTGTTTCGGTGCTGTCCCATACGTCCCACTTTTCAGAATCGAAGTAGGACGCCTGAGAGCGCCTAAATTCGGGGCTTCGCCCCACTGTCCTACTTATCTTTCTCCTTTCTCGTGTAAAGGAAGAAAATTAAAGAACACGCGTTCGCGCGTAAGCGCGTAGTGCTCGCCCGCTGCGCTCACACGGGCCGGAGGCACTTCTAGGCGGGACGGTGGGACAACCCAACAAAGACAAGGCCCGCACCTGTCCCACTGCATCAAAACGCAGCGAGACAAGACGGGCCAGTGGGACAGCAACAGCGGGAGCAATGCCTGGGGTCACGCAGCCAGCCCCATCATGACGCCGAAGATCTGCAGATGCGCCTCATGCAAACGCTGGTAGTACGTGTCGCGGCCACAACCGCAGTGGGCATACCGCAAGCGCATATCCACATCGAGCGTGCAGTAATGCTCACGCACCACCGTCACCAGCTCCGGCGCGAGGTGCTTGGTCACGATCAGCTCGATGTCCAACGAACTTTCCAGCGGCGCACGGAAGGCTCGCCGCCCCCTGATCAGTTGCCCATTGCTCTCCATCATCATCGCAACCATGTTCCCCCCAGCAAGCCCTCCTTTCGAATGTTCGGAATGCAGCTCCTGCGCCCACAACCGAAGCAGCGAATCGATCTCCTTAATCAAAGCAAGGCTCCTCGAACGCTTCCCGCTGCAACGCCGAAGCACCGCCCCACCCTGCTGGCTTCTTGTAAGCCCACGGCCGCTGCCCACTTTTCACCAACGCAGGCAACCGCACGCGCCGCCAACCCAACCGATGCATGATTGCACCGACACGCATCTGCTCCGGCTTACCCCAATGCCCGAAGTCCAGCTTTAGCGCATTGGCCAGCACCTCGCTGCCCGTGGTGGTCTCGCCGATCTGCGACTCCTCAAGCCAGGTCAGAATCGGACCTTCCCACTCATCCACCACAAAGCGCTCGTCCTGTTCCTCACCGAACATCGACGCCTCATCCAGAGTCACCCACCAAAGGTCGCCCGCGTCGTAGCAGAACACCGCCTCGGCCCAGAGCTGTTCACGGATCGAACGCAACAATTCCAGATCCACTTTGGTACACGCCACCGGCCAGTAACGCCGGTTACCAGTTGCGTCCTTGAGGTACTCGTCTTGGTTGGTCGTACCAACGAACACGCACTGACGCGGCACGTCCATCGTGCGACGGCCGTAACTCTCACGGTAGGTATCGGTGGACGCCGAGAAAAACTGCTTGGCCTTGGTACTCTCCGCCTTGTTGAAGCTGTCCAACTCGCCCAGCTCGACGATCCACTTGCCCCGGATCGCCTGAAACCCGTCCTTGTCGCCCAAGGCAAACGGCGTATCCATGAACCACTCACCGCCGAGAATGCTCATCGCCGTCGACTTACCAGCGCCCTGCGCGCCCTCAAGGATCATCACCGAGTCAGCCTTGCAGCCTGGCTTCATCACCCGCGCCACGGCTGACAACATCCAGCGCTTGCCAACCTTGGACGAGTAGTCTGTCGCCTTGACGCCCATAACGTCCGTGAGCCAGCTTTCCAAGCGCGGCACGCGATCCCATTCGAGCTTGCGCAAGTACTGCCGCACCGGATGAAACGCATGGTCATGCGCAACCACACTCACTGCCTCGATCACATGCGAGGCCTTGACCCGCAAGTTGTACTGCTGCGCGAGCCACTTCATCACCCGCACATCATCAATGTCCGCCCAATCGCCAGTGCCGCCACCATAAGGCGCCGCACGCAACTTCACGATCTTCGAACTGAACGCGCTGTAGCTGATCACCCCGGCCCAGCGTTCGTCATTGGCCAGGATCAACTCGACGTTCTGCATGTGCGCAATCAACGCCCCGCTTTCGCTACGTGCCAACAGATCCTTCCAACCACCAGCGGCCGGGGGCTTGACCACCGCCATCACCTGACGACGCACCGCTTCCAAACCTTCCGCGACGTGCAGGTCGTTGAAGTCGGTCCACTTGTCCTCGCGTTCGCCAGAGAAGATCGGTGCAACGACCTGGCCACCGACGATCAATGCCGCGTTGTTGGCTTTTTCTTCACCGGGATTCCAGGCATCACCATTCGGCTTGGTGGTCTTCCAGTCATCATCCCTGCAGATGATCAGCGGGCAACCGGCGAAACGCTCGCGCATCGCTTTGCACACCACCAGCAGGTTACCGGCATCAAAAGCGATGGCCACGGTCAGTGACGTGGCCATGTGCAGACTGGCGCCGGTGGCGTAGCCCTCGCAAACCAGCACTGGCTCTCCCGGATCAGGATGCGGCCCGATCAGGTGAAAAGCCCCCTCCTTCGACATCCCATAAGGCCAGTAGGATTTATCGCGACCGGTGTCTTGCTGCTTGGTCGGAAACACCACCTGCAGGCCGACAATCTCGTCGCGCACATTGCTCATCGGCACCAGAAATGCGCCGGTACGCGGCGCATACCGAACGCCGAAGCCGACAATCTGCTTTCGATCCAGATAGTCGCTACGGCCCTTTTCCGGCATGCGCTTAAACATCCCCGACGCCCGGTTCGCCGCGCGACGTGCCGCATTGGCCGAGATCTCGGCAGCACGGCGCTTGGCTTCTTCTTGCCGAGCGCGCATGACCTCACGTTCTTCAGGCGACATCCGGCCAGCCTTGACCTTGATCTTCTGCGACTCGCCAGAGCGCCAATCACCGAACGCGCCGAAAATCAGCGTCTCGCCTTTCTCGGTGCGATGCTCATGGGCGATGTACCAGCCGTTCTTTTCCTTGCCCTTGTCCTGTGCCGTCTTGCACCGGGTAAGCTTACCGAACACCAAGGGTTGCGAAGGCTCAAGGCCGTAATCAGCGAATTGCCCCAACACCTCATCGAGCATGGTGCGCCCCCTTCAATTCCACGAGAGAAAGGCATCCCACACACTGCGTGCAGCCGGGCTGCGCCAAACGGCGGGCTTCAGGGATAGGGTCATCACACGTTTCGCAGAACAGAAACGAATGCGCCACCAAGGCAGGCTTGGTGGCGTTGCGTGCAGCGAGCGCCTGATCGATACGCTCTTGCACCAGGTCATTTGCGAAATCAGCAATGTCAGCCACGATCAACACCCCGCGTCGTCTGGTTCACATACGTGGCGCGGTTGAACAACCCCAACAGCCCCTGAATCCCACGGAACACCTGCAGGCGAATCGCAGCGAGTTCCTCATCGGAAACCACCCCGTCGCCAATGCTCTTGGCCCAGGTATCCGCCAGATCCGCCACTTGCCGGAAGTACTCGGCAATCCCGGTGGTCAGCGTTTCAGGCATGTCGTTGGTGTACGCCTCCGCCAGCTCCTGCCAAGTCGTGTCACCGACCAATGCATGCACCGCATCCAAAATGCGACGGTCCTTGGTCAGCTCCAGAATCTCGCCAAACTCTTGAATGTTCACTGTGTGGCTGGGATGGGTTGGGGACAGCTTGTGCTGCAGCGTGGTCGCATTACGGCCGGTGGTTGCGGCTATGGCGGCGGCGCCACCGGGGTAGTCCCGGGCAGCATGGTAAAGCGCGAGATCGAGGGGCAGAACTTCCCGCTGCGCCCGGTCTAGAGAGCTCAGAATGATACGGCTCATGGCATTAATCCTTGTAAGTTGCCAGTGCCGCGCGACATGCAGTGGTGATACATTTGCCGCGTGGCTTGAAAGGGCCCAA